ACGGCGTTTTCCAAGAAGGAAACAGCGGACTATTCAGCTATCACAACGTGGGGGATCTTCAAACCAGAGGAAGGTGGGGCAGATCACGCGATTCTGCTGGATGCACGGCGGGGGCGGTGGAATTTCCCTGAATTGAAGGAGATTGCTCATGAAGAACACGAATATTGGGAACCAGACATGGTGATTGTGGAGGCGAAAGCGACGGGTACACCGTTGATTGACGAGCTTCGGTTGCGTGGTATTCCAGCTTTAGGGTTCTCACCGGGCAAAGGAAATGATAAGATAAGTAGAATGCACATGGTTGCGCCATTGTTTGAAGCTGGTATGATATGGGCACCGATGCATGAGAAGTTTGCTGATGAAGTGGTCGAAGAAGTAGTTTCATTTCCTAATGGCGATCATGACGACTTTTGTGATAGCATGACATTAGCACTGATGCGTTTTCGTAGAGGTGGATTCATTTACCTCAACGGAGAAAACGAAGACGATTTAGAATGGAGGCCCCGTAAAAGGGTGTATTATTGATGGCATTACCACCTAACATGGTCACACCAGGTTTAGATCTGGACGACACAGAAGGACTACCAGACGTAGAAATTCCTATCGACGCACCAGAAGAATTTGAAGGTGGTGCGGAAGTTATAGACGACGGGATGGGTGGAGCCATTGTTCAAGCTCTGATGATGGCAGATGAAATGCCACAGGAAGAGTTGATTCCGTTTGATGCTAACCTTGCAGAGTTTCTGGATGATGCGATCCTTGGATCGTTGTCATCGGATTTGAGGGGGTCTTATAAGGATGATCTCGATTCAAGGTCTGAGTGGGAAGACACATACGTCAACGGTCTTGACCTATTAGGTATTAGAACAGAGGACAGAACAACGCCGTTTGAAGGGGCAAGCGGCATTACCCACCCGATGGTAAGTGAGAGCGTGACACAGTTCCAAGCACAGGCATACAAGGAACTGCTCCCGTCGGGTGGGCCAGTTAGAACCAACATCGTGGGGTTGAAGGACCAGGCCCGTGAGGAACAGGCTACTCGTGTCAAGGATTTTATGAACTTCCAGATCACGGAAGTTATGGAAGAATACGATCCGGACATGGATCAGATGTTATTTTACTTACCGCTATCGGGGTCAACGTTTAAGAAAGTTTACTTTGATCCTACGAAACAGAGGGCGGTATCGAAGTTTATTCCAGCGCAGGATCTGGTTGTACCGTATTCGGCTACGGATCTGGCGACGGCAACGAGGGTTACGCACGTTCTACGCATGGACGAGAACGAAATTAAAAAGATGCAGTATGCGGGAATGTACCGCGACATTGATCTACAAACATCGGAAGAGTCGGATGAGAATCCTGTCAAGCAGAAGGTCAACGAACTAGAGGGGTTGTCAAAGAACTACAGCGACGATGTGCTAACGATCTTGGAGATCCACGCAGATCTGGACATAGAAGGGTTTGAAGACACAGATCCCATGACGGGGGAGCCTACAGGCATAAAGCTTCCTTATATTGTTACGATTGACGAAAACTCCAACCAGATCTTGTCTATCCGTAGGAACTACGGAATGGACGATCCGATTAAGAAAAAAACTCAGTACTTTGTGCATTACAAGTTCATGCCCGGTTTGGGTTTCTATGGGTTTGGTTTGATTCACATGATCGGTGGTTTGGGTCGAGCGGCTACCAGTTTGCTCCGTCAGTTGATCGACGCAGGAACTCTGGCTAACCTCCCTGCTGGTTTTAAGGCCCGTGGAGTGCGGGTACGCAACGACGATGAGCCATTACAGCCCGGAGAGTGGAGGGACATTGACGCCCCAGGAGGGAGCATCAGAGACGCTATCATACCACTTCCGTACAAGGAACCATCGGGCACATTGGCGGCTATGCTAGGAGGACTGGTACAGGACGGTCGTCGTTTCGTAGCTTTAGCTGACCAACAGATTGGGGACATGAGTAAAGAGATGCCAGTGGGCACAACGGTTGCTTTGATTGAGCGTGGCATGAAAGTCATGTCTGCGATTCACAAACGTCTGCACTACGCACAAAAAACGGAGTTTCGTTTATTGTCGCGTATCTTCGCCGAAAACCTTCCTCCCATGTACCCGTATGCGGTCGCGGGTGCACCATCACAGGTTAAGGCGCAAGACTTCGATGGCCGGATTGACGTCCTCCCAGTCAGCGATCCGAACATCTTCTCGATGGCGCAGCGGGTGACTTTGGCTCAAACGCAGTTGCAGTTGGCGCAGTCTAACCCCCAGATGCACAACTTACATGCAGCCTATCGAAGGATGTACCAAGCATTGGAGGTGCAGAATATAGACGAGATCTTGCCACCTATGCCTAAACCACAGCCACAAGATCCAGCATCGGAGAATGCGGCTATGATTGCGGGTAAAACACCACAGGCATATCCACAGCAAGATCACGATGCACACATTGCAGCGCACATCTCACTGTTGGCATTGAGCATACTACAGCAAACACCAGCGGTATTGGCGGCGTTGTTTAGTCATGTATTGCAGCACGTTAACATGAAGGCTCGTACGATTGTACAGGGTGAGATCCAACAGCAACAGGCACAGCAAGCGGCATTGATGCAGGTTGGAGCGCAGCCACCTATGATGCAACCTATGGCACCAGACATGGTTGAGGCTCGTGTAGCGCAGGTAGAGACTCAGTTACTACAAGAGGTTATGCCTCTATTGACATACAAAGGACAGGACGGACAGGAACAAGATCCGCTTGTCAATATCCGTATGCAGGAGTTGGCTATCAAGCAGATGGAAAGCCAGCAGAAAGCATCGCTCGATCAAGCCAAGCTTGACTTGGAGCAGATGAAAATGGAGCAACAAGCTACAACGGATTCAGCTAGACTAGAGCTTCAAGAGCAAATCGCAGATGAGCGCAACGAGGTAAACCGTGAGCGTATTGATGTGCAACGCGAAGCTGTGGCCCGTAGAGGATACAGATAGATGTCTGATAAACTACCAAAGGTAAGTATTGCTGTAGTTGGGGTTGTAATAGCTCAGATTGGTGGTTTTATATGGTGGACGGCACAGCAAGCTAGTACGATAGCTAACCTAGAAGAAACGGTGAATGTCCTAACAGTAGAGAATAATGCGACAGACAGGACAAATTTAATTAGAGATGTAGAACAAAACAGTGAAAAGATTGATGAAATGATTGATATACTAGCTGAGTTTTATGAAGATCTTGAAGATGGTGACAATGAAATTTGGGATGAGGTGGATGCAATCCACGAGGACATGGGGGGCATGGCACAACACATGATGGCTATTGTCAAACTACAGGGGAGAATAGCTGTTTTAGAAAAGACTGTCGAATTTACTCGTAAAGACGGCATGTAGTCATGGATCCTATAACAATCCTTGCAGGGATAAAGTCCGGTTTAGCCGCTGGCAAAACTGTAGCTGGTCTTAGTAAACAGATTGGACAATTCTTTGACGCAACTGACAAAGCGAAGAAAACTTTACAGAAAAAAGGTGTATCAAGCAAAAGTGCAAATGCTACGGCGTTGGATCGCTGGGCTAAAATACGCCAAGCAGCGGAAGCTGAAGAAGAACTCAAAGAGTGGATTACGCAGCGATACGGAAGATCGAAATATTTAGAGCTTTTGAAGATTAGAAGGGAAGTGCTTGCAGAAAAAAGAGAGGCGGAAGCCCAAGCTCGAAGGGATCAGATAGCAAATCAAGAGCTTATGATTACAATTGTTGGTATAGTTGTTCTGCTCATCTTTACGTTTGTAGGAGCGGCTGCTTATCTTCATTATATGGGTTGGATCGATGTAAGGGATTATTTTCCATGATTTATGTATTAATTTTTTTACACTTTATAAACACAGATAACTTGCACTATTACCAAATAGGAACGTATTCGGATAAACAAGAATGCCTCGAACAAGCAGAAAAGGCAAAGATACTGGTAACACACAACTCGATGAAGGTAGCTTGCCTAGAGGTAAACAGCCAACAATAATAGAACGTGGTAAAAAGTTTGCAGCATACGATAAACATGGTAAGCTCATCATATTGGGGTACAATAGAAAGATAGTACAGGAGTATGCAGATGCCCAAAGCAAAATACGATCTTAATGATAACGGCAAGATTGATCCCGAAGAACGTGAAATTATGTTAGAGGATCGTCGTAGGATCATGATGGACGCTGATGCCAAGCGTGACGCACAGCGTAGGATGGCGTGGTTTAGCCTTACAGGTATGCTTTTATTTCCCTTTGGAGTAGTCTTTACAGAGTGGATGGAATTACCACGAGCGTCTGAAATGTTATCGAGTATGAGCAATATATATTATGTCAGTATTGCTGCCATTGTTGCAGCTTATTATGGGTTTACAAACATGGGTAAAAGTCAATGACAAAACTTACTAAGGCAAAAAAAAGAACAGTTAAAAAAGTTGTTAAGGCTTTAACTAATGCTTCTAAGAAACATGCTAAACAGGCAAAGAATCTTAAAAAGGTGATAAGATAATGTTGGGACAATTACTAGGACCAGTCGCTGGTCTAGCTAGTAGCTGGCTGGATGCAAAGACCACAAAGCAAGCCGCAGAAGCGAAGTTAAAACTTACAGAAGCTGAGGCTAAAGCAAAGATATTACTATCAGAAAAGACAAGCGTTGCTGATTGGGAGCGCATAATGGCAGAGAATAGCAAGTCATCCTGGAAAGACGAATTTTTCGTTATTGTGTTGTCAATTCCATTAATTTTGGCGTTTATACCAGGTGCCGAGGGCATCGTAGACAGAGGCTTTGAACAACTCCATAAGGCACCAGACTGGTATTTTTACAGCTTGGGCATTGCAATTTCAGCCTCTTTCGGTGTGAAAGGGTACAAGCAATTTACTAGGAGAAAATAGGTGGCTGATCCTAAAAAAGGCACAGGTAAAAAACCAAAGGGGAGTGGTCGTAGGCTTTACACAGACGAAAATCCAAAGGACACTGTTTCTATAAAATATGCGACTGAGAAAGATGCTAGGGATACAGTTGCTAAAGTAAAAAGAATTAAGAAACCATTCGCTAGAAAGATACAAATCTTGACAGTTTTAGAGCAAAGGGCAAAGGTCGCTGGAAAAATGAAGCAAGCTCAAATTGCAAAAAGAGGCAAGGAAGCTATTAGGAAACAGAGAGGCACAGCGTAATGTACACCTATTTTGTAAAGTCTATAGATAGGGTTGTTGATGGCGATACCGTAGACATCAGTATAGATCTGGGTTTTGACCTTACTAAGAAAGAGCGTGTCCGGCTTGCAGGTATAGATACACCAGAAACCAGAACCAAAGATACAAAAGAAAAAGAGCTAGGGTACGAGGCTAAAGAATTTTTAGAAATCCATCTAATGAAAGCATCTAAACTTACTGTAAAAACAGAAAAAGACGGCAAGTATGGACGTATGCTTGGTTGGCTTTATAAGACAGAAGAGGACGAAGTGTCTATCAATGAACTTATGATAGATAAAGGTTACGCTTGGGCCTACGACGGTGGCACCAAAGAAAAGAATCTTGACGAACTTTTAGCAAAAAGAGATAAGGAAGAGACATGAGTTTTAAATTAAGCAGACGTAGTCTTGATAGACTAGAGGGAATCGACGAAAGGTTACAGGCTGTTGTAAAAATGGCAATAACACTGACCAAAACCGATTTCGGAGTGGTGCAGGGTATGAGAACCCTTGAACAGCAGAAGGAACTTGTAGCCAAGGGCGCATCGAAAACCTTAAAATCTAAGCACCTTGAGGGAAAAGCTTTTGATATCATGGCGTTCGTGAACGGACGGGCATCGTGGGAGTTGAACTTGTACGATGATTTGGCTGACGCAATTAAGGAAGCAGCCATACAGGTAGGAGTTCCTATTTGCTGGGGCGCGGCATGGGCTGTTCCTCAAAA